CTCTGTCACCGCGCTCGCCGCGCTCGCCGACTGCGCCGATCAGGCCGACCAGACCCTGCGGCCCGGGGTCGCCACGATCGCCCTTGTCGCCGCGCTCGCCCTTGTCGCCACGCTCGCCCTTCTCACCGGGCAATCCCTTCTCGCCGGTTGCGCCGGGCTCGCCCTTCTCACCCCACTCACCGGGCTCTCCCTGCTCACCGATCTCGCCGGGCTCACCCTTGTCGCCTTTCTCGCCGGGAAGACCCGGCGGGCCAGCGTCGCCGCGCTCGCCAGCCGGGCCCCTCTCCCCCGCAGCTCCCGCCGGTCCTTCCGGTCCTGCCGGACCTTCCGCACCTGCCGCCCCCGGTTGTCCATCGATACCGTCGCGCACCGACTTCATCAGCTCGGTGACGCCGCTGACGAAGTTCGAATGCAGGGCGGTGAATTCAATGCGCAGCTCGGCGATCATCCGCCGCGACTGCTCTTCGATCAGCTCGCGTTCGCGACGCCACTCGCGCCGCTCTTCTTCGAGGATGCCAGCCAGCGCCTCGCGCCACGCATCAAGCAGTACGTCGGCGTGCGATTCGCTCGGCGGCTGACCGAATGTTTCGGATTTCCCGTTGGAGGTCATTTGCATAGTCCTTCGCCGGTTTCGGCTCGGGCTTGGGTTCGGGCTTCTCTTCGGTGATCTTCTGCGCAGCAGACGACGGCTGTCCGGGTGACGGCGGCGCGGCAGGAATTGCTGCCGCAGCCGAAAGCGGGACAACCTGCTGCTGCACTCTCGGCTCCGATCCATGCGGTACGGAATCGTAGCCTTCGAGATTTCGGGCCTCGTTCGGAGCCATGACGCCGCCCTGCACACCGCGCACCAGCGCGTCGATGCGATCCTTGAAGGCGGTGCGCAGCAATGCTGCGGTATCGAACTCCACGTACTCGTCGGGCTGACCGCGCAACTCGAACAGCAGGCCGAATGATTCCTCGATGTGGTTCAGCGCAAAGCCGAGACCGGTGGCGATCCACGATTGCATCATCATCTCGGTGGACGATGCCGGTCCGCCGAGCCCAAGGATCTGCAACGGAACGCGGAAGGCGAGCGCGATCTTCTGATCGGTCAGCTTCATCACTTCCGCCAGCTCGGAGTCCTTCGGGCTCTGCCCCCACGGCTGCACCTTCAGCCCGGCGGTCAGGATCGGAACGCCACCGGAGCACAGCCCCTTGGCCTGCTCGTTCCAGCGATCCCGCAGCGCCGCCGTCTGCTCGGGCGAGAGCACCAGATCGGTGGACAGCACGGCGCTCGGCCGCGCTTGGTTCATGTAGAACTGGATCTGCTGATCGAGGATCGCCGACGATGCCGCCAGATCGGCCAGCGCCGCAGTCAATGGCGACTCGCCCAACAACGGACGCGGATGCCGTTTGCCGCTGTGCAGCCGGATGTGCAGCACGTCGCGCATCGGCACCAGCGTCTCTTCGTAACCGAGCTGATAGCCGAGCCGGTAATCGATCACGTCATTGCCGCCCAAGCGATAGAACACATCGCCGGTCTGGCGCGCGACCATCGGAGTGGACTGGCGCGGGTCCATCAGGTGCAATTCGACGATCTCGTAGCGATCATTGCGCACCGCCAGCGCATAGGCATTGCCGTCGAGATAGAGCGAGCGGGTGGCATTGAGCATGAAGTCGCTCATGCTCTGGTAGTAGTTCGGCTTGCGCAGCACGCGCGAGAGCGACGAGTTGATGATCCGGTCGCGTCCGCCCTTGGTGTTCGCGCGCCAGTGATCCCCCGGGCACATTGCAACGGTCTGTGCGTAGGCCGAGACGCACGCCTCGACCATGGCCGACTGACTCGATCGGCTTTCGACATCGTATCCGTTCTGCCACCAATTCCAGTACTGACCGGCCTCGGCGCTGAGCCAGCCGCCCGTGACCGGAAGATGGTACGGACCGGGGCGATATTCGCCTTCGGCGGCGCGCTGAACCAACGCGCCGCCGAGACGAGATATGAGCCTACGAACTCTGCTCATTCCTTCGGCTTTGAAGCTGGTGCGACGCTGCGGGTGGCGTAGCCAGCCTGCGCTGGCTTGGCCTCGACTGTCCGCCGGACCATCTGCATCTGCATCTCCGGTCCGGAACCGTCGTCGGCCTTCGGATCAACGACCACGCCGAGCTTGGCGAGATCGTTCTCTTCCTGCGTCGGCGTCGGCGTGCTCCCCTCTGCCGGGTTGCCCTCCTTCACCGCCGCTGTGCGGGCTGCCTTGTTTTCCGCGATGACTTTCCTCGCCGCGGTCTCTGCTTGATCGGCCATGATGATCTCCTTTCCGATCGTTCGAAGTTCAGATCAGATTTGGCACACGGAGCTGTACGCAAAGCGAACAAACGCGAACAAAATGTTCCGTTTGCCAAACCGTTTGCCAAATCACCACGTGACCGCGGTGAGCCAAGAGACGGTGCCGGTGCGCCTGAGAGCCCAATTCAGAGGAAGGATGAGCCTCAGAGCGAGCGAATCCGTCTGCCACAACGAACGCGTCGGATCGGCAGCGGTGGTGCCCGCGACGATCGGCAGCGGAGTCGTATCCTCCATATGAAGCGTCGCCTGATCGCTGATCTCGAAGCGAGGGGCTTCGCCTCCGACCACCACGAAGTCCGCAGCGTCGATGCAGATCACGGTGGAGACCGGCACGGTGCCGGACGTGATCAGCTTGGCACCGCGCAACCGCCCGGCCGCCACTTCGTCGGCAAACGGGAACAGCCCGCCCGGGACTGGTGGCTGGATCAGGCTGATGCTCAGCGCCTGCTGCGGGTTCATGATGAAGGCCATGTTGCGGATGTTGCCGTTGGTGGCCGTCAGCAGTGCGCCGGTGAGCTGCTTGATATCGCCCACCAGTGCGGCGAACCCGCCGCCCGCGGTCGGCGTGAGACCGACCACGCCGTTGCGAATGCCAGCCGGACGGATGGCGGTCGCCGCGTTGCTGTCGAGCAGCACCGAGTCGATCGACACCGCGGTGTCCTCTTGGATCGCGTTGCGCAGCAAGCCCTCGATCGCGGGCACCGAATGCTCGTCAATCTCTCTGGACCAACTGGTGATCACGGCCATTTTCTTGGGGGTCAAGAGCACCGACGAGAATGCGGCCTGACGGACCGGGATCGGCTGACCTTCACCGACGAACGATCCCGCGATGGTCGGCGTCGCCGCCCGAGTCGGAACGGCGATGCGACCGTTGCGCCCGAAGCTCAGCGACATGCCGAGTGCCGACAACTGCGGAAACACCGCCTGCGGCTGCAGGGTTTCCATGAACGACGCGTTGACCTGCTGGACCAGCTCGGCCGCCCAGCCCGCAACCGTGGTCAACGCTGGAGCGCTTGCCGCCTTGGCGCAGTAATCGACGATCACCTTGGTGGCTTCGTCGTTGCCGTAAATCTTCTGTCGGCAAACGTCGATGCTGTCGCCGGTGACCTTCGACATATAGCGCACGGTGCCCGCGCGAACGAGATATTCGAGCGGGTCCATCTTGCGCACCGGCAGGCCGAACGGCCGCTTGGCGGTATCGACGCTGCCGCCATTCTTCACGACGGTGCCGCCACCGTTACCGCCGTCGCCGCCGCCGCTGGCGTTGTTGGCCGCGCTGGCCAGCCTCGCTTCGGCGTCACGCAGAGCGCCAAGCCCCTTCTCTTCCTGCGTGATCTTGGCATTGAGTTCGTTGGTGAGCGTGATCTGCTCGTCGGTGACGGCAGTGTCATCGACGGACTTCAGATGCTCGGTGAGCTGGTCACGCAAGTTCAGCAACCGGGCCTGTGCGTCTGTGACGCGTTGCGCCAGTGTAGTCATGGCTTTGGACTTTCCACTTCGAGACGTGTCGGCGTGCTTGCCGTGAGCGCCCCGGCGAGCGTTCCCGTTTCCCTTGCCGTGCTTGGCAAAAACGAGATCGATCGTCCCGGACGAAACGCGGAGTGACTTGGCGACCGCCAGAGCGTTGGGGTTGGCTGGCACCGCGACCAGTGAGGTCTCGATCAGCTCGCAACGCTTGTAGGTGATGCCGCCCATCGGCTCCGACGACTTGCGCGGTTCACTGTCGATCGGACGGAAGCCGACCGAAGTGGCACGCAAGATTCCTGCATCGACCAGCTTGCGGATCTCGTCGATGCGAGCGGAGGTTCCCTCGGGCGCGAGCTGCAGATGCCCGCGCAGAGAATTGCCTTCGATCCACAACGACTTCCACATGCCGATCACAAAATCCGGATTGTGATTGAAGAGAGCCACGGGATTTTTTCGAAAGTTCGTAAGATCCCAGCCCTCGGCCACGATCACGTCGCCCATCCGATCGGGCGTGTCGTCGCTCAGGATGAACATCATCCCGCTCTCGCTCGGCGACGCGTGCGTCTTGTGCTTGAGGCGACGGCCGCTGGCGGACTTCTCGCCCTCGTCTTCCCAGATCAGGTGGCACTCTTCTTCGTCGCCACCTTCATCGATGCAGCGTTCGATGAAATCGTTGTAGTCCTCGCCGGGCTCTGGCTCACAGTGCCCGCCCGCTTCGAGGTATCCCTTCTGCCCGTACATGCTGATGCAGGCTGCGACCGCCTGATCCTTCTCGCGCTTCCCGTCACCCATCATCTCGGGGACGCAGCGGCTGAGAAAATCCGATCGGCTCTCGCCATCCTTTGGCTTCATCGGCATGGAACTCTCCTACTTTTATTTCCGCTAGGCTCCCACGCCCTACTTGAAAGTAGGCCACCATG